TTCGGGAAGAGCCGGATGACGACGATGACTATGTTGATCTGACTCCGGCTCTTCCTGGGGAAGAGCGCCGGTATTCTCCTCGCCGCATCGAGTGGCCTACGTTTGATGAAGATAGAGATGATCGGGTTCCTGTAGATCTCGAACCGTACCGTTTCGAGTGGTTCGTTGAGGCTATGGAGCCTGCCCGCAAGGGCATGTCTGAGGAGAACTCCGCGGATTCAGCGGTTCAGAAGTTCATCGCGCTCGCTGAGAAGGAGATCGAGAACGCCAACCGCCGCACGATCNTNCGNGCGGTCGACAATGATCCTAAGGTTATTGGTTGGGCTCGGGTCCAGGGTGGCGAGGACTCGTGCGCGTTCTGTTTGATGCTGATTTCCCGCGGACCTGTTTATAGCGACCCGAGTAAGGCTGGGCTTCAGACTGACAAGGTGACCGCAGTAGAGCTGTGGAAACGGATTGAGTCCGGGAATGACGCCGAGGCTGAAGCTGCTTACGACGGTTTGATGACCCGTTGGCATCCGAACTGCGATTGCAAGGCAGTGCCGGTGTTTGACAGGAATAACTGGACGGGTCGGGACGCCTACCTTGAGGCCGAGCGTTTGTGGATGGAAGCGACTCGGGGTTATCGGGGTCGCGAGGCGTTCAATGCGTTCCGGCGGTTCGTTGAGAAGCGCGCTAAGGAACTGCTGGAAGGCGAGGTTATCCCGCTGCGCCGTGCAGCCTAACGTGTTCAAATTGGCCACACTCTAGATGGGTGTGTTTTAAAGCCCTGGAGGCATTTAGGTATGTCCGAGAACGAGACTCAGGTCGAGCAGGCTAGCGATCGTCAGAACGATGAGCTTCCGACCTGGGCACGAGAGTCTTTGACTAAGGCGAACAAGGAAGCCGCGGCTAAGAGGGTTGAGAACAAAGAGCTTAAGGCCCAGTTGGCTGAGGTTTCGGAGCAGATCGCTAAGTACGAGTCGCAGATTAAGACTCTCATGGACGAGAAGGCTGAACTGGCTGCGAAAGTTGAGGCTGGTTCTTTGGAGCTGTTGAAGCTCCGGGTAACTCTGGCGGCAGGGATTCCTGGTGAACACGCCGCAGAGTTCGCTGGCCGTCTGAAGGGTTCTACCGAGGAAGAACTTAAAGCTGACGCTGAGAAGATTGCGGAGCTGTTTAAGGCTGCCTCGAAGACTCCTGCTGTCGATCCTTCTCAGGGTTACGGTGACGGCAATTCTGCAAATCAAACCCCTGCTGACCTATTTGCTCAGTCTTTGCGAGCGATGGTCGGCCGTAAGTAAGAGTTGAGGACATAGGAAACATGCCTGCTGCTGACAACCGCGACGACCAGGGTTACCTGAATCGTCTGCCCTCCGACCGCCTTCCGCGGGAGGTCGTGGGGGACATTTTCTCCAAGGCTAGGGACGAGTCGCTGCTGCTGAGCCTGGGTCGCGAGATCCCGGTTAGCGTGAACGAGAACGTTGTGTGGGCTGACGACACTTACCCGGAGGCGGGTCAGGTGGGTGGCACCACGCTGGCTTCTCGTGAGGGCGGGGTGAAGCCGATTCAGGGTATCCAGTTCGCTACCCCGAAGGTGTTCTCGCCGATCAAGCTGGCCGTGATCGTCACGGTGTCGGAGGAGTTCGCCCGGGCCAACCCGGACCGGCTGTACTCGAACCTGGCTCCGAAGCTGGCTGGTGCGATTGGTCGTGCCGCTGACCTGGCGGCGTTCCACAACAAGGACGCCATTCTGGGTACTGACTTGGTTGGTACCACCAACAACGGTTACGTGAACGCGACCACGAACCGTGTGGAGCTGGACCTGTCGCAGGGTGCTAACCCGGATGCGGTGTCCCAGCTTTTGGCGGGTGTCGCGATGGTCGAGGATGACGAGGACGGCAACTACGAGGTGACCGCGTTCGCGGCCCGTCCGAGCGTTCGGACCAAGCTGGCGACTCTGCGTGACGCGAACGGCAACCCGGTCTTCCAGGGTGCGTACCCCGGCTCGGGCGCTGAGATCAACCTGCGTGCTGGCATGAACAGCCTGTTCGGTCTGCCGGTTGCTTACAGCCGCACTGTCCGCGGCAAGGTGGGTGCCGTCGAGGACCAGGGTGTTCTGATGTTCGCGGGTGACTTCTCGCAGCTCGCCTGGGGCTTCGCCGACGACATTCGGATCAAGGTTAGCGACCAGACTACGGTCGGTGGTGTGTCGATGTGGCAGACCAACCAGATCGCTGTGTTGGCGGAGGCGACCTTCGGCTGGATCGTGAACGACCCGAACGCGTTCGTTGCGTACGACGTGCCCGCCGGTTCCTGATCGTTAATTAGATAGTGCAGGCGGGGGCGGTACTTCCGCCCCCGTCTTGTACTTGAAAGGTCTCTCGAATGGATCTCGTAAAGCTGGTCACTCCGACCGGGGCTGTTGTGAAGGTTTCGGGGGATCGGGTCGAGAAGTTTCTTAGGCTCGGCTACGAGTTGGCCGATAAGCCTAAGCGTCGTGGGCGGCCTCGCAAGAGGGCCGCGGATAGGGACGAATAATGGCTTACGCGACTCCTGAAGACGTCGAGGCGAGGCTCGGTAAAGAGCTTACCGATGGCGAGCGGGAACAGATCGGTGTGCTGCTTGATGACGCGGAGCTGATTATTCGTTCCCGTATCNCGGACTTGGATCAGAAGATCGCGGACGGGGTGGTTAGTGAAGACCTTCTGGTGTTGGTCGAGTGCTCGATGGTTATGCGGGTGATTCGTAACCCGGAGGGCTTCACGCAAGAGTCTGATGGCAACTACAGCTACACGGTTAGCCGGGAAGTAGCGTCGGGTTTGCTTGAGGTTCTGCCTAACGAGTGGTCGCTTCTGGGTGTCCGCGGCGGTTTCACGTTGATTGCCCCGACTACTCCGGTTCCGTGGATGCGTCACTGCGGCGATCCGAAGATTACGAGCCCGCACCAGGCGTGGTGGCAGTACTCGTCGTGGTATTGGAGACGTCATTGCTAGGGGAGTCAGTGACCGGCGGCGAGGATGTCGAGTTCCTGAAGTCGATCGAGGACGTTAAGAGATTCAAATGAAGCTAAGCGTCTCGATTATGGCGCACCCCGTTCGGCAGGAAGCCGCCGAGTACGTCCAGGACAAGCTCGGTTGTAACGCCACGATCGTCTATGACACTAATCCGGTTCCGTCGGCGGATAAGAAGCAGCGTTGGGCTAACGGACGTCGAGCGTGGGAGGCTGCGGATTCGTCGGCCGACTACCACATGGTGATCCAGGATGATGTGCTGGTCGCCGGGAACCTGATCGCGGGCCTTGAGAAGGCTTTGGACGTGCTGGGACCTGATGGCCTGGTTTCGGCGTATACGGGTACTGGTAGGCCGGATCAGTTCACTATCCGTCGGAAGTTGCGGGATGCCGCGGCTCGGGGTGAGTCGTGGATTTACACGGGCTTGTTGTATTGGGGTCCGGCGATTATCGCCCCCGTGTACACGATCGAGGATATGTTGGACTGGTCCGAAAAGTACGTGGGTTTGAATAAGCCGCCGCGGTCCAACTATGACCATGCGATCGGTGCTTTCTACAAGTATGAGATGGGGTGGAGGTGTTGGTACACCGCCCCTTCTCTGGTGGATCACCGGGGTTTGCCGTCTTTGGTGGGTCATGACACTGGCCCCGTTCGTAAGGCACATAATTTTCTGGGCGAGGACGGCGACGCTTTGACTGTTGATTGGACTAAGACCCCGAAGGGTGGCTTGGTCCCCTATCTCTGAGGGAACAAGCATGTCTCTGCTCGATAAGGGCAATTTTGATGTTGTCGTGTTCCCGGAAGAGGAATTTGTTGACGCTGACGGGAACAGGCTCACGCGGGCTTCTCAGACTGGGATCCCTGCGAGGGCGATGATTCAGATCGCTTCTCAGTCCGGTACTAGTGCTAGGCGCGCTGAGCAGGACGAGGAAGGTTTCGAGTCTGAGGAGGTTTACCGGCTTCGGTTTACGCGGGCTGATGATAGGAGGCTGGGGCGGTTAGGTCCTCGGTCGCAGATCGAGTGGAACGGCTACAGGTGGTCGTTGTTCGGTTTTCCGCGGATCTACGCTGGTAGTCCTCGCACCGCTCACTATGACTACATGATTCGTAGGACTTAGTTATGGCGGTGGTTATCTACCCCNGGTGCAATGAGCGAGTTGCTCATCTCCCGGGTGTTAAGGCCGCGGTTTATGCCGAGGCTAAAGAGATCGAGTATCGAGCGAAAGTGTTCTTGGCGGAGCACCGTCGGGAAGGTAATTCGAGGATCGTGCTCGAACGGTCCGGCATTGACGCTTTGGTGTCTCTGGAAGACCCTGGCGATCCGCGTTTCAACAACGCAGTTGCGATCGAGTTCGGCCACTTCCACAACTTCACCGGGGAGTACATCCCTGGCCTTTACATCCTCTCCGCCGCTGCGGGGTTCCTCACATAAGGAGTTTTCGTGGTTGATCGCCGTATGCCGCGAATCCACGAGGTCATTATGCCGGTACTCCGCGAGAAGTTGGAGCCGGACTGGCCCGGTCTCGATGTGACTTCGTGGTTGAAAAATGTCGAACACCGAACGTTCCCCATTCTTAATGTGAGAAGGCTTGGCGGTCTTCCGGTCGACCCTACTCTTCTGGATAGGCCGGTGNTCGAGTTGACGGCTTATACGAAGGTCGATCTTCCGACTACGGAAAACCTTCTCTTGGATGCTCGCCAGGTGCTCTGGGACATGGTTCGGAATCAAACGGTTACTGAAGCCGGGCATCTTCACTCGTATTTCGAAACGATGGGGCCGACGCAATTTGATTCCCCTTTCGATGACGCGTGGAGAGTTCAAATGCTCGTCCAGCTCGGCCTTAGGCCGAACCGAGATTAGGGAGATTCGCCAAGATGGCGCTGAATGACGACGCTGTTATCACACCGGCAGTCGGTTACATTTTGACCGCTGCTCCGGGTACGCCGAACCCGTCGGCTCTTGAGGTTGATGGGTTCGACCCTGAAGTGGGTTTCGTTGGCTGGGAGAACCTGGGCCACACCAGCCGGGATGAGCTGCCGGAGTTCGGGTTTGAGGGTGGTGACACCGAGGTTCGTGGTACCTGGCAGAACGCGANCCTGCGGACGGTGACNACTGAGGCTCCGGTTGACTCGGTGGTGTTCCNNCTNCANGAGATGACTGCTGCGGGCNTCTCGCTGTACTACGGCCCGAACGTGCAGGTTTCCGATGGTGAGCTGGTNGTGCCGGATACTCCGGTGGACCCGGTTAAGANGGCTCTGTTGATCGTCATTAAGGACGGCAGCACCTCGATTGCCTTCTACGCGCCTCACTGCGACATTCGTCGCGAGGAAGCGGTCGGTATGGACACTGATGGGTTCATGACCCTGCCGATTCGGGCCACGTTCCTCAAGTCCGGTAGCGACCCGCTCTACAAGTGGATCAGCAACGACACGCTGGCTGTCGGTTCTTGATTTGAGCTTGGGGAGGGGCGCGGTATTTGGCGGACCTGCCGTGCCCTTCCCCGTCCCCTTTTTGTTTCTAGGTCCGCTGTATGTCCGCCGATTTTGAAAGGTCTGCCTAATAATGGCTTACTCGCTGGATGATCTGAGGTCCGACGCTGAAAAGAAGTTTAAGGCGTTCGAGGTTGATGGTTTCCGTCTTCTGAATTTGGTCCGTCTGCCGCGGGAGGATCGTGTCCGGATCGCGGAGCTGATGGAGGAACTTTACCCCGAGGACAAGACGGATGCCAAGGGGAAGGTGATCGAGAAGGCTCCGGAGCCTCCGACGGATGAGCGGGCTTTGGAGATTCTGAACGAGATTTTCCGGCTTGCCTCCGACAACAAGGAAGCTGTGGCCGAGTTTATGGGTCAGGTCGGGGATGATCTGGTCCTGGCGATGACGCTCTTCGAGAAGTGGATCGAGGAGACGAAGGTGGGGGAAGCCTCCGGCTCGCAGAAGTAATCGATCGGTATGGCGGCGAGCTTGTTGCTGACTTCCGCCGGTTTTACGGCATCAACCTTGGTGACATCCTGTCTGACGATTCGGATTTGTCGCCGGGGTATGTGCTGCAATTGATCGAGCATCTGCCTGCCGATTCTGCGTTTGTCGCGGCGAATCTTGGTGGCCGGGAGAAGGTTTGGTCGGTCAACGATCATCTTCTGGCTACGAACATTGATGCGGTTAACACGTTGACGCACGTGATGATCGCCGCGCATTCCGGGAAGAAGTTCAAGCCACCGGAGCCGATGTGGCGTCCGGGCTCCGATGAGAAGCAGGAATCGAAGAAGAAGAAGGGCGCGAATCTGTTCGCGGCTACTGCTCTTTCGATGTTGGCT